TCTACCAGACTTACGACCCCATCGTCCAGCGCGGAGGTGACGCTTCCAAGTATTACGCCGACCCAAAGGTATGGGAAACTGCCGCCGTAATGATTCGTTACAAGCGCGGCGAAATTGACCGTATCGCGGGTAGCGGCACACCCTCCAGGGGCATGAGCGCCCCTGCCACCGAAGTCCCCGGAGGCTCCCGTCCAAGCAATCAGGGAAGCGCCGTTGTCCTAGACGAAAGTGCTAGGGCATTGGCGCGGGACATGGGAATTAAAGATGGGGAGGCAAGGGATTTAATCGAACTTGGCCGAAAGACGAGAAGGGATTTAAGGTAAGCGACCATGCAACTCTCAAACGTCAAAATCATCGACAAGAAATACTCCCGGTATGATGAAAAGAAAAGCGACCCCAAAAAGGGTAAGTACGTTTGGCTTGAAAAGTCATACATCAAGTATCCCGGTTTCTACAATCTGGACAAGGAGTGGTTCTTCACTAGTTCCCGGTATGCGCCGGAGCATGGTTGCCGCGAACTCATGGGCGACCGGACGATGTATGGCTACGAACCGCTTGACGCGGAGGGCCAGTTCATCCCCGAAGGGGCAATCCTCAATACCGATGGTTACTGGCAATTCAAGGATGTCGTCTTTTGTAAGGTTCCGCTGGTTGAGCATTTGAAGCGGCGGGAGCAGGATATTGCTATCGCCAAGCGGGCCGGGAAAGCTGGCATCACGCAATTGAATCAGGAATTCAAGGATGAGGGGGCGGCTCTACCGGATGAGGTCGTCGAGAGGATGCTTGGGGCAGAAGTTGACCAAGCGGAAGTTAAGAAGCGGAGTCTCCGCAAGCTCGTCTGAGACTAGATAGATTGGATTCCCGAGGCCATCCCTTAAACATTAACGGAGGACAACATGGCTTCGGTTGCATATTATAGCGGTCCCCGTTGCGCCCCTATCATCGGGAAAGAGGGGGCGACGCAGACCTTTTTGAAAGGCGACCTCGTTAAGCTGGACACCAACGGTTACGTCGTCATCGCAACTGCGGGTGTCATTAACGGCGTTGCCACCAAGAGCGCCAGCGGCACGACTGCCGCCGACGTAGAATGGGAACCCATTTGTTTTGACGCCGTTTACTCGGCCCATTACAAAGCATCGGCCACCGCCCTGGCCCTGGTCGGGGATTGCCTCGACTTCACGTTCACCGTTGGGGCGCACACGCTCGACGAGAGCGGCGCGACCACGGACGTTTGGTGCGTCGGGCTTGACCCCCGCGACGTCGTTACCACCTCTGGCGGGCGGCTCCTCGTCAAGTTCTACGGCGCGATGGCTACGGCCCCGGCCACTTGACGATAGGCATTAGAGGAGAACGAACATGGAACCTATTGTAAACACAGGCTTTGATACCACCACCTCTAGTGACCTTCTTATCGCCGGTCGCTTGAGAAAGATTTTCGACACCACGGTTCACGATGTCCCCGAGTTTCATCAGGACGTTTGCAAGGTCAAGACCACGAAGGATATGTATACCATTGACCTGCGCCTTGCGGGGCTTGAGGACGCCGCCGAGCTGGGCGAGGGTCAGGCCATCCCTCTCTACACTCCCACCCTCGGGACCGAAAAGAAGTATACGCAGAGACAGTTCGGCATCGGCTTCCGCATGACCGACAAGATGAAGAAATTTAACAAGTACGGTCTGTGGGAGCGTTGGACCAAGGAACTGGCGCGTCGGCAGAAAGAAGCCAGGGACGCCGAGATTCACGTCATGTTCAATAACATGACCTCGACGAGCCTGACGGCTGGCGTCGGCTTTGATACCCTGGCTATCGCCAACGACACGCACACCGGCTTGGCTACCGGGACGGGCGACAATTACGACAACTACCTTAACGCCGCCCTTTCCCTGGCTGGCCTGGAATCGGCCCGCTACTACTTCAAGACCAACATCGACGATATGGGTAATCTCCGTATCGTTACCTCCCCGCTGACCCTCGTTGTCGAACCGACCCTTTACCCCGATGCGTTGGAGTTCACCGGCTCCGAATTGAAGCCCGGTACTTTCGACAACGCCATCAACGTCATCAAGAAGTTCGGCATCAAGCCGAAGGAAAACCCCCGCCTTTCCTCCACGACCTGCTGGTTTGTTATCGCCAAGGAAGACGAGGGGTACGACTTCCAGGTTCTTATCGCACAGCAACCCGACCTCAAGATTAACGAGTGCTACGACAGAACGCGGGACATGGAAGCCACTTCGATGCAGTATTTCACCTACGGGTGGGGCGACCCCCGGATGCTCTATGCGGGGAAGTTATAGTCTTTAGAATCAACAACTTACGCGGTTGTTGATGGTTCGGGAGACGCGTCGCTCTCAATCGAATCAGGAGGAAGCGGTTAATGGCAAATCTCGACCAACGCGGGGCCAAAAATCACACTTGGCGCGGCGGGAAAAGTAAGTTGGTCTGCGAAACGTGCGGCAGGGAATTCCTTGACTATCATAGGGCCAATGGACGCGAAAGAAAGTATTGTTCCGCCGCGTGTGGTTATGGGGCCAAGTCAAATAAGGTCGAGAAGATATGCCCGGAGTGCGGAAAAACATTCGTGGCGCATATCGAAGCCATCTATTGTTCCAAGAGATGTTCGGGGGCCGTAAAGGGAAGAATGGGTAAGGGAAGGCCCAAGTCGGAGGAACATCGCAAAAATCTCGGCCTATCGCATCTTAGAGAAAAGAACCACTATTGGAAGGGTGGAACAAAGGAACAATCTGGATACCGAATGGTTATCCGAGATAGGGCCACCCCAACCGGGATGCGTTACGTGATGGAACATCGGCAGATTGCGGAGAAGGCACTTGGTCGTCCACTAAAATTCAGCGAAGTGGTCCATCATATCAACGGTTGCAAATCCGATAACCGCAACGCCAATCTCTTGATTTGCGACAAGGCATATCACGGATGGCTTCATCGAACAATGTCTCGTCGGTATCAGAACGAGCATTTTCATATTCCTTCTGATTTTATTGAAAGCGGCGCGTCTCTCGTTGACGCGTAAGGAGAAAAAAATGAGTACGATTGCAGACGGCCTTTTTCAGTACGGCGGGGAGCCTGTAGGGGGGGCGCGCTTCACGAATCCGTGGTCGCGGACTTGGTTCGTTGACGGTACGGACGGTAGCGACTCCTACGACGGTTTCTCCCCCTCTTTGGCTAAGGCTACCATCGACGCCGCTGTTCAGTTGGCGGGTCGCGGCGATGTCATCTACATCAGGCCGAAAGCCTATACGGTTGGTACGGGGTTCGCTCGTTACACGGAAACTATCACCACGGACCTGACGCAGAGTGACCTCTACCTTATCGGTGTTTCCAATTCGCCCAACCCGGAATATGGGGTGCGGCTGGCGAAGACCAGCGCCGGGTATAATCTCGATGTTACCGGACCTGCGCTTCATTGCGAGAACCTCGGGTTCTTCTCCGAGGGCGCAACGGGGACGGCCCTGCTCCGCAACAACGGGGCAACCAATACTCAGCGCGGTACAGACGGGACATCGTTCGTCAACTGCGTTATCAAGGGCGGGCGGATTTTCACGGCCGACGGTGGTGACGGGACGACCTTTGAGCGTTGCCTGTTCCACGGTTCGGCTGGCGTGACGGGCGGCATTACGGCTACCGGTAGTGCCAATCCTGGGCGTCGGCTTAGGATTCGTGATTGCGCCTTCTTGGAGGGCAACGGGGCGGCTGTGGCGACGGAGTATATCAACATCGCCGGAGTCTATTCGGAAGTCCAGATTCACGGTTGCAGGTTTGGCCTTATCCCGACGAGCGGCAAGATGATTCTCGTTACGTCCTCGACGGGCATGATTTCTCATTGCTGGTTTGCCAAGGCGGACCTCGACCTGACGAGCGACATGACGCTCTCTGATCTCGTCTACGTCGAACTCCTCGACGCGACGATGACTGTTCCTAGCTGATGAAGTTTAAGTAGCAATATCCATGGAGCGGGGCGGGTCAGAAATGGCCCGTCCCGCCTCTAATCCATTCGGAGGGGCCAAGTGGCAAATATCATCATCAAGGGCAAGTCGAGGTTCGGCAATACTCGCTCGGAACAGGAAGAAAACCTGCGCCGGGAAGGTATGCGGAGCCTGAGCGACGAGCAGTTGGACCGCCTGAAATATATCGAGCGGAAATTCAAAGAGAAAACAGGTGCGCCGCAGAGTTACGCGGGGCAAGAGAATATACCGGGGCCTAACGTGGCCCCTGATGCAGACAAGTAGACATGCCAGTATTCGATTATGAGTGCGAGTGCGGTTGGCGAGAGCTGGACGTATTCGCGTTTAGGCATACCGATGAGCGCAAGTGTAGCAAGTGCGGTGGGGTTATGAAGCGGCTTCCGGCCGCGCCCACGCCGATATTCAATGGGAGTGATTTCACCCCCAAGTTTTATGCCAAATAGGGAGGACAAGTGATTGACAAGCTGAGGGCCAAAAAGGCCGAGGTCGAGAAGCGGTTCTCTGAAGTGACGGCGCGACTTGAAGTGCTGGCAAAGCAGAGGGCCGAATTGGACAGGGCGTTGCAAGCCGGACGCGACGAACAACTGTCTCTCCGGGGCGAATACAAGGCCATCGAGGACATGATTAGGGCCGACGCCCCTATCCCGCCCGTCCCCGCCCCCGATAAGAGCGGCGAGGGCGACGGCGAAGCGAACTAGGATGCCCGCCAAATGGACGTTTACGAAGGGGCAGAATACGGGCGACCCCGCCGTGATGGGATGTTCCTTTACGCCGATGTGTGCCTTCCACCCGAAGACCCGCCTTACATTGTCAATGTCTACCATGATTGTGTTCCCGGTGGAGCAGGGCGACGGGTCGAAGAAACCCGGTCACGCGATGGACATAACGATGGTGTGCGGGGAGTGCGGCTATCGGGAAATGTTCGGCGTGGCGCTCCACGAACACGAAGCTGATTGGATGATGAAGACCATGAAGGGCAAATACGATGCTTAGTGGAATAGTCGGGAAGACCTGGGAGCGCACCAACGATAAGCGGTGCCATTGCCCTACATTCGACATTAAATGTCGATATTGTAGGGGACAGATGTTCATGCGGTATAGCGAGATTGGGCTGGACGACAAACAGACGGGCAACACGAAAACCAACATCAACTACGTCGGCTACAAGTGTCCCGATTGCGGGTGGATGGCTCGGTTCGACATCGACGACGACCCCCAGTATTTTTGGGATGTCGTGAAGATGCGCGGCGGCGGGATGCACTTCCAGCCGGATAGCGACGAGTGGGGCCGCGAGTCTGATAAAGTGGCAGAACAACTGGCCGCGCTTGGCTACTTTGGCGGGCGCGAGGCATAGGAGGAACAAATGGCGAATACGTTAACGAATGGCTCTCCGTGGATTTGCGCCACGCCGGGGGTCATCTCTACGGGTCCGGTCATTGTTTGGAAGGCCCTGCTTAATCCCAACGCCGCCGCTGACCTGGCGACGTTCGTTTCGTGGAATCCAAACGCCACGAAGAAGGCGACGATGAGCGGGAAGACGGCTACGGTGACGGCCACCAAGACCATCACCAGTACGGGAAACTTTGAAACGGCAGAGGTCGCCGCCGGGGATATTATCAAGGTCTATAACAGCATCACCAGCGGCAATAACTTGGGTACGTATATCGTTGACACCAGAGACAGCGACGATGCCATAACCATTGAAACGGGGAACCTCCTCACGGACGAGGCCAGCAAGGTTTACTCGTGGTGGACCCTGACCCCCTATGTCACTATTCCGATGGTGTCGGCGGGGACGGAAAAAGTGTCCCTGTTCCTCGACTTCGGCCCCGATGGTCTGCACCTCCCCAACTTGGCCCTGTCTGCCCTTAGCACTAGCGCCGTCGTTTACCTCTACGTCTGACGACCATGCCGACCGTCAAGACCATCCAGCCGCATAGCCAGCAATTCGGGCGCGTCTGGAAGGGGTGCGTCAAGTGTGGCAAGCCGGAGTTTCACGTAGTCCTGCCGTATGATACGGGGACCGTGGCCCCGGTGGAGGACGAAGTATTGACGGGGGCGACGAGCCTAGATACTGGTGTCGTGGAATCATGGACCGTGGAGAGCGGGTCATGGGCGGGGGGCGATGCGGCGGGGCGGATATACATGAAAACCGCTACGGGGATCAGCAACCAGAACGCCTGGGGACAGGACAACGAGGCCGTTACCGGGTCAACGGCGGCGGCGCTGGTCGCCAACGGGACAGGATGGCAAATCCTCAGCGGCCGGATGCACCCCCTCGATCACCTAGTCCACCGCGATGGGAAGTATTACTGTAAGGCCCACTACGACATGGTCTTCGGTGACGAGGGCCTAGATACGGCGGGCCAAGCGATAGACAAGAGCGAGAGCGGCCGTGGCGATGAGCCATATTAGTTCAATTTCCGTGAACAAGGAGATGTCGTGAACGACTTTGATAAGGTTCCGATTCCGCCCCTTTATCCTACCGGGGACAGGGTGCTTGTGGCGCTGGAGCAGGTCAAGGAACATAAGGTTGGCGACCTCATCTACGCCCCCGACATGAATCATTCCCCGACGCGGTTTGGCCTAGTCCTGCGGGTCGGGGAAGATGTTAAGCTATACAAACCGGGCGACATGGTATTCATGGGATATCACGTCGGGAATGTCATCGACCGGGTGGAATTGGGATACAAGGCCGACACGCTCCGCATCGTCACCGAGGGTGAGATTTGGGGCTACATCAAGGAGGCCGACAATGGGGACGTGGGACTACAGCCGACTCAAAGCTGAATTGCTTTTCAGGTTCGCCAGCCGGGACGACCTTGAAAGCCCTACTGATTGGGCGGGGCGATTCATCAACGACGCCTATCTGACCCTCTGCACGAAAAACCATTTCTGGACGCTCAAGCGACGGTTCGACTTCCCTGAGCTTGAAACGTCTACCACCGCCAACACCGTTGACGGAACCGCCTACATCACGACCCCCACGGACGCCTTCATCATCCGGCATCTCCATAACGACACGGATGACGTTGCCATGCGCCCCATGGGGGTTCTGGACTACCAGAACAAGCCTGACCGGGCCGACACGACAGCCGAGGACGCCCCCACATCGTGGGTCCGCATGGGGACGAAGCTCTACCTATACCCAACCCCCGACGCCGTATACACTATCGGTATCCATTACCGTAAGCGGCCCGCCCTACTCACGGCCGCGACTGACGTTACGGTTCTCTCCCCGGAATGGGATGAGGCCATCGTATCTCTCGCGGAAGTGCAGACCCATATGCGCTTCCATGACTACGATAAGGCCGAGAAGTCAAAGGGGGAATGGCTGGACTACGTGGCTGGCATCCTGGGCGCAGTAAACATCAGCCAGGAGGACTCGCGTAACTACCTACAGCCAGACCCATCCTATCGCGGTGGCGGATACGGGGGATAACAGATGAACGGGAGCGGCATCGGATACATCACGGACATCGGGCTGAATTACTTTGTCCGCGTTATCTCGGGCCTTACCACGGACACCATCTCCCAGATTGCCTTTGGTGTCGGGAACACCGATGACGCCTCATCCGTATCCCTGGAAACGGAGTATGACAGGGACATTGTCATAACCGATACTTGGGATGTCCCAAACAACGGGAATATCTATACCTCTACGCATACCATCGCGGCAGGGGAAGACGCTCAGGTGTTTTATGAGATGGGGGCCTTCACGCCGGGGAACATCATGCCCTTCGTGTATGCTTCGGCCATCTCTATCGGCGGAGGAAGCCCTGGCGATACGACTACCTGTAACTTTACCTTGGCCTTCAAGGACTCAAGCGAATGATAGTCACGGCTGGACAGACACAATGCGGGTTGCTTGCCAGCGTTCCTGGGGGCGACCCATTCGTTTACATCGGCATAGGAACCGGGACAACGGCGGCGGCACTCGGACAGACGGCCCTCGTTACGCCCTCTGGTTCAAGGGTTGCGGCGGTTATAGATGAGGCATCCACGACTGTCCCCGGAGACACGGTTCGCTTCCTTGGGCTATTTACCATCACCGCCCAAACGGTAGTGACCGAGATAGGTATTTTTAACGCGGATACGGCGGGGGACATGCTTTCGCGCATCGTCCTGTCGCCATCCGTCACGGCACCGGCCGGGAGCATCTTCGTCGGCGTCGTCGATATCGTGGCCTCTGATGGGGGCGCAATCTAATGGAAAAATACATCGTCCGCCCTCTGGAACACCTGCTCGACCTGTCCAAGACGAATATCAACTCCTCGTATCTTGGGGCCGGTTGGCCGACCCTTAATATGCAGGTTGACCAGAACAGGGTCAAGCGCAGGTGGTGTTATAGACTATTCCGCTCGGAGGGGTCGGGAAGGCCCATCCTGGGGGCCTACTCCTTCAAGTATGCCTCGACGGATTGCTCACTCGTGCTGACAGATACCGACCTCCTGCGACTCCAAACCGGGGCCAGCGAGACATTCTCCTATGTCACGGATACCTACACGACGGGTAATATAACCAGCGTTACGGATGTCAACCCATCCGTGGTGACGGGGGCGACAACCGACTTTACGACCTGCGCCGCCGGGGACAAGTTTATCCTTGGCGACGACCATTCCGCGAACATCGAGCCTGACGCCAACTGGGGGACCATCGCCAGCGTCACCGACGCCGATACCCTTACCCTCACGGCCAAGTATACGGGTACGGTTGACCCGGCAGTTGCGGCGGAAGCCTACAAGATTCGCCGCATCTTCACCGCCCCCCCTACCGGGGAGCGGTACAACGTCGCCGCCGTGGCTGAGAAGTTCTGCTTCACCCACCGCAATATCAACGTCCAGCAATATACCGGCACCGGCTATACGAGTGACCTCAATGCGACCAGCGCGACCAACGCCAAGTATTGCATCGCCTACGCCAACCGCCTGTTCCTGGCCGACATGGTAGTGGCGGCTGTCCGTAAGCCGTTCCGCGTCATGTATAGCAAAGAGGGCGACCCCACGGATTGGACGGATGCCAGCGCGGGTGCCATTGACTTCATCGAAACGGGGGACCGCATCCAGGGGTTCGGCGTCGTCGGGGCCTACCTAATGGTGTATCAGGACAATGGGTATAGCATCGGCCAGCGCACCGGGGACTCCGTCACGCCCGTCATCTTTCCTGACCGAAAGAGTGGAGTTGGAGTCAAGGCCCCCTACTCTATCATTCACTTCATGGGGACCAACGCCTTCCTGGGGCGCGACGACTTCTACGTTATTAACGGCGACGAACCGGAGAGTATCGGGGAGCGCATCAGGCACAAGTTCTTCGACATGGTGGCCGACGCCGAGTTGCAGAACGTATGGGGGGCGCACGATATCCATCACCGCGAACTGGTCTGGTATGCGAATACCGATGAGGGGCAACGCGCCTTCGTTTGGAACTACAAGACCAAGGAATGGGGCGTGTATGCCTTTAGCGATAACATCCGTTGCTCCGGGGAAATCTAATGGGTGACTCCACCTTTGACGTAACCCGAAAAGTAGTCCTGACGGACTACGCAATGGGGTTCTGGTATTACTCTGGTTCTTCTCCGGCCGAGGGGACGGGGGGGCGCTATCCTGTAGTTGGGGACGACAATGGGGGCATCTATCTCTGCGGCCCCGTATCGGAACTCACCGGGACGCCCGTATCCTGCGAGTGCTACTGGACGAGCAAGGTCATGGACTTCGGGGACCAGAACGATGCCGTGACTAATAAGTGGAAGTGGGTAGACCATATCCGCTTGCTGTACGAGGATGTGTCGAGCGCGATACCAACCACCGTGTATCTGAGTCACGATGGTGGGACGACATGGACGAGCGTGAGCAAGGATATCGGGACGGGGGCCGGGACGCCCAAGTATTCCGACTTCTACTTTAGCACGAAGCCGGAGTCCCACGGCCAGCACTTCCAAATCAAGATAGGCTCCCCCGCCGTCAACAAGGACTTCATCTGGACGGGGGCAGAGATATTCTATACCCCCATGGCGGAATCATTCACGGTGTAGGGAAACATGGGCCTCCATAACATCAGCAACCTGCCGTCGCCGCAGAAGCCGTTTGCGAGCTTCGCAGAAGTAGACGACTACTTCAAGCGGTTCCGGCGTTCGTTGATGAGTTGGATTGCGACCCTGCCGGAGCATATAGATATCGTAACGATGGGTATAACGGGATTGGCCGACCCCAATGACGACAGGATTGTATTCTGGGATGATAGCGCAGGTTCCTTGAAGTGGCTTGACATCGGAGCATCCCTAGCCATCACGACCACGACCCTTGATGCGATTCAAGATATTCGCACTACGGCTGGCCCATCATTCGACCACCTGCATTTAACGGTTGCCATCGGGACATCGCCGTTCACCATTACCTCTACCACGATGTCGGCTAACCTCAATGCCGATTTACTGGACGGCTATCATGCGTCGGCGTTCCTTGGGCTACCGGCGCTCACGGACCCCGACGATGACAGAATTGTGTTTTGGGATGACTCGGAGGGGGCGCTCAAGTGGCTAGACCTCGGCAATAGTCTTTCCATAACCTTGGCCGTTCTGGATACGATCCAAGATATCAGAACCACGGCGGGTCCGACGTTTGACCATCTCCACTTACCAACGAGGGCGGAAGATGCTACCTGCGGCATCTATGAGGGGACGATAGGACTCATTCGTTCCTTCACGCCCAACGGTACTTTAGCCAACATATTTATTGGCGATTCCGGAAACAACACGATGGGGAATGGCGGCGTCGGGCTTTCATATTTAGGAACTGCTAATATTGCAATCGGGGACGAAGCCCTGAATAGTCTGACCCAGGGATATTACAATCTTGCCATTGGCCCGTATGCGCTGTATACCAGCACCCTTGGTTTACACAACGTAGCGATTGGGGACCATGCCCTGTATAGTAGTCTATCGGGAGCGGGGTGCGTGGCGATTGGGTATAATGCCGGATACTGGGAAACTGGTTCCGATAAGTTATTTATTGATAATGCGGCGCGTACCAATGAGGCCGACGGACGGGCCAAGGCCCTGGTCTATGGAATCTTCGACTCCCTGACGGATAACCAATATTTCACGGTCAACGGACACCTAACGGGTCTTCATACGGTTAGGGCCGGAGAGAATGACGTTGTGAGGGGCATCCTGTACGCCTATGGCCCGGCGACGGGTGGGGCATATGGCGGAACCCTGCTGGCCTATACCGGGGCGGACCACGATACGACTATCCAGAATTATGGGTTTATGGTCGTCGAGGACGACTTGCAGATTGGCCCAGACACGAATGTTGACGCATTGAAACTCGACGCGCTGGATGACCTATATATCACGGGTGGGTCGCTCATCCTCCCGGCAAGTGAATACGTTAACTTCGGCGGGACGCAGGGTAGCGGCGGGTACGGATTGCGTGATAACGCCGGGGATATCGAATACTGCGATAGCGGGGGGGCATGGACGGCCCTTAATGCTGGCGGCGGCGGGGGCGCTCCAACTGACGCCACCTACATTGTCCAGACGGCGAATGGTAGCCTTAGCGCGGAACAGGCATTGAGTGCATTGGCAACTGGGGTTCTTCAGGTCACGACGGGTACTGGTGTTTTGAATACGGCCACCCCGGGGGCGCATATCGCAGATGCGTCTGGCGGGACGGTCATAGACACCGAAGCGCGGGCGGCCATTAATGCGGTCATCGCGGCCCTGGAAACGCACGTCCTCCTGGCGAGTTCATAGGAGATGATATGCCTATCGTAGAATCCGGCGCGGCATCGCTTGGCATTGGCGCAATAAGCGACGGCCAATACCTAAAGCGTAGCGGGACCAATATCATTGGGGCGGCGGTTGGCGGTGGTGGAACGCCGTCCTCATTATTCCATGTCCAAGAGATATTCGACGGTTTGGCTACCGGAGACATAAACGGTCTTGGTTCATATTACGAGTGCGGGGCTTGGGTAACAGGAAACGCGGCGACCTGCACTTCAACGGTTGCCGTGAAGTCGGGCGCAGACAAGATGCTTCGCCTATTCGCCCCCGTGGGGGCGGGGACGGCGGCGTGCGGGCTAACCCTAACCTCTCCGGTCGGGCTGATGTTCGGAAGTATGATTCGGTTTAAGATTAGGACAGACCAAGATGCCACCGGGTTTTCTGGAGGAGTCCTTATTGGGGACAGCGTTCCCAACACTAAGGCCAGCGTGCGGTTCGGGTATTCCACCGGCTTAAAATTACGATTCTATGATGGAACGACCACCACTAATTACATGGCCGCCGCTAAGGATACGTGGTATCAGATAGACATGGTCATTGTCAACATAGCCAGTAATGTTTATGCCCGTGTTTTCATCGACGGGGCAATCCAAGCGTTGCTCGGTTGCGGGACACAGACAGCTACGTGGCCGACGGTGCGAGCTTATTGCACCAACACGGCCGCCTCTGGAGACTTAAACCTAGACATAGATGACCTAGAAGTATGGAACTTATACCCGACTGGACTCTAGCATGATAATCCTAATCGCCCTGGCCCTGCTTGCAAGCATGGTTGATGTGCGGTACACGCTCCTGCTCATCCTGGCTGGATATGGCGATGAAGTGAACCCCATTATGCGATGGGCGGTGGGGGCCAACCCGTTTACGGCCTACTCGCTGGCGGCAATCCAAACGTTAGTCGCGGGAGCGTTCGGCCGTATCCTCATCGGGGCTATCCGCTGGCGTTACGCTCCGGCTTGCGGATGGGCCTTGCTATGGATACTGGTCGCGGTAAGGGTGGGCTCGGCCATATGGAATGGCCTACTGTGGGAACGGTCATGAATACGGAGGGCCAAGATGACCCCCCCCTTGTCCGCACTCGTCGCGCCATTGATATATTTTTCCATTGGCGTGATTCAGGACTATCTCATAGCCAAATACTACTTGGCCCTATCGCGCCGCTTGGTTTGGACTGCCTCTATATTGGCGGCCATCATAACATTAGTAACCGTCAAGATATTCGCTAACGTGATTACGTCAAACGAAACCCTACTCATGGTGGCCTATGCGATAGGGACGGGGACGGGGTGCTTCCTGGGTATTGGGGGACGCAAGCCATGAGCGAGATATACCAATATATCAGTAGGGCCGAATACGCCTGCCGTTGTTGCGGCGAGTTGCCCCCCGACCTCTACCTCCCCAATGGAGAGATTGCCGACCCCTACGTTTATCTATTCGACGCCTTTGGCACGATACGCGAAGCATGGGGCGGCCCGCTACGCATCACTAGCGGCTACCGTTGCCCTGCTCACAATCAGGCCGTGGGCGGAGAATACCTCAGCCCCCATTTATTCGGGATGGCTCTTGATTGTTCTGTATCCTCCGTGGCCGAAGTAGATAAGCTGGCCCGCATATGCGAACTAGAGATACCGGAGTTTCGGCGCGGTGAGTATCGTAAGGCCGGAACATTTTGTCATATCGACTGTGCATACCTAATCGCACCGCGACCTACCGATAAGTTTAGGCGCGGCGCAAGGTGGACCGGATAAGGGAGGGAACCATGCCGTTTCCAGTTATTCCAGCTATCGGACTAGGGGTGTCGTTACTATCGTCCCTGTTTGGGGGAAAGGACAAGTCCTCCGAAGGGGGGTCGTTCTTTAGCGGTTCGCCAACCCAGTATACCGCTGGCCTATCACCCGAAGACCAGAAGTATCGAACCTACATGAACGACTACTACATGAACCAGATGAAACAGCCGTGGCAAGTGGCACAGCCGAATAGCGGTGCAGAAGACGCCATGAAGATGCTCTACGCCACGTTCGGCCTAGGCGACTTCAACTCCCCGGCGATGGGTTCCGCTGGCGGAACGGGAATGACCGGCGCGGTAAACCCGCAGTCATCCGTCATGGGCGGGACTATCAGCAAGGGTAGCATCGGCGGACCCCGCGTCTATGGCGGGAACCAGTATAAAGGCAAGCGTAGCCCCGACCTAATGAGCCAATATGAAAACATGGTTTGAGGAATCTGGGCGAGACTTCGCGGCGGCCATACCCGATAGGCTTGGCAAGTCCCGCTGGTATAACGCACCGATTTCCAACTTGACCCAAACCCGCTATGCGCGTTTTGTGCGTCGTCCGTGGGGCGAGTCGCGGAGCGCGTTTAAGGATGCGGCAGATAAATTTGAATCACGGATACTCGGTTAGGGTAAGCGGAGGGCAACATGGCGAACGATAATCCTTGGATGACAGACCCGTTGAGCGGTGGCGGGGGCGCTGGAATCTCTGGCCCCGGAGGGACCAACCCGACGGCCAAGAAGAAAAAGAAGAACCCGTATAAGACGGACCCGCTTGGCGGGGGCGGTGCGGCAAATATCTCCGGTCCCGGTGGCGAGAACCCCTATTCCCCCAAGTCCGCTCCCGGCAAAAGGGACATTACCGGTCCCGGTTCCATCTATCACGGCTGGAATACTCCGGGCGCGAAAGAGGGGTCCAAACAATGGGGAGTCTGGGGTCCGCTTACGGGTGGCGCTGGCGGGACGGGCGGGAAGGGAGGGGCGGCATGGACATTCCTTAACCAACTCGCCCCGGCACAGAAACAGGCGGCCTTCGGCTGGCTTGGCAAAAACTATACCCCCGGTGGCGGTCAGACAGGGAACATCGCGGCGGCCCAGGAACTATTGAAGAAGGGCGACTACGCTGGTTTCCTTAAACTCGTCGGTGCTGGTGGTGGGGTTGGTGTCGGGCAGGGCGGCGGTGGGGCGGCCCCCATTAGCGGCCCCGGCGGGATTAACCCGGCCTACGGTGGGTTTGGGATTGGCGGCGGTGGCGGGATGAACGCCCCGATGAGCGGTCCACTTCCCATGGGTTATGGTGGCGGTCAGGCCCCGATTAGCGGACCACAATTTTCCATGGACCCAAACTCCGGTGGCGCGGCGGCCCCTATCAATTCCAACCCTTACCTTAACGCTTTCCGCTGGTAGGTGAATCATGGCTAACTCATACAGCAATCCTTACGCTTATATGCCGCAAAAATCTAGCGGAGCATACTATGGACAGGGCGGGTCATCCTACACAAATCCGTACAACCGTGGCGGATATGGCGGTTCTGCCCCGCAGTCTTCTATTGACCCCTATACGCAGATGCGGCGCGACGTTAGGGCGGGACAAGCCGTGAGCGGTCAGTCCGCGCAGGGGGGATGGGGTGGTGGCGGTGGCGGGTGGAGTCCCGGCGGCGTCGGCACATCATCTCCACAGCGCCAATATGGGATGGCATACAAATCTGGTTACGGTCCACGGACGGCACAGCAGGGCGCGATGGGGCAGAATGTCGATGGCGGGACCACGGCGTCGGCCCCTGCTTCGCCCCCCCCCACGGCCCCCGGTAGCCAGGGATATCAATGGTCCCCAGATAAATGGGACACCAACGCACAGTCTCGCCTGGACTATCTGAATAATAAAACCTACAACGTCAACACGGCAGAACGGGTGGAACGTGAAAACCTCTTGAAGAATAAGCAGGGGTTTGACACCTCGGCCAAACAGGGACAATTCCAGCAGGGTATTAGTAGCATCCTGCCGATGCTCCCACAGTTACAGCAAGCAATTATGTCTATCCCGTCAGGTCCGTTTGACCCATCACCAGAAGAAAGATGGCAAAGTATGTTGCGGCAGATGATGACTACCGGAAACCTACAGGCCGGATTACAGCATGGTAACGCCTGGGGCGGGGTTTGATAGGGGACGGCCATGATTGACATGAGCAAGTTGGATTGGGGGTCTGGAAGCAAAAAGAGTAACCCCTATATCGCCCAGGCCAAGGGGACGGGTGGTATCGCGGATACGGAGGACTTCTCGCCCACCGGGGTTAATGGCGGTCAGACCGGAACATATAAGGGACAGGCGGCCCCTGCCGGGAAGAAGTGGATACTAAGCGAAACCGGGGAGATGATTCTCGTTGACGCGGGATGGGACCCGACCACGGCGGGCGGCGGTGGGGCTGACGTAAGCGGCCCTGGTAGCGAGAACCCAGCCTCAACATCCAAGAAGATTACTTATCCCGGCCTATGGGATTGGGCCGAAACTGGTATCAAGGACCAGTATGATAGCCAGCCCGAGATGTGGAGCCAGCTTCAGGAGATGCTCTCCGGCGGCGATTGGGGCAAGATGGGTTACGATGTTATGGGGGCCTATGAGCCAGAGATGGTTGACACGAAGGCCCTGTATGATGCGGCCCAAAAGGTAAGCGATAGATATTTGAACGAGCGGGGGGCTGACCTCGCGGAGCAGTTCGGAGTTGGGGGCGTCCGCTACTCGACCCCCCTCCAAACGAACCTCGTCCGCGAGACTCAGCGGCAATCCGAGAACCTTGCCAATATGCAAGCCCAGGCAGATATCACGGCGCAACAGAACTATCAGGCCGCGAAGCAGAACGCCTACGAGAACTACGCTGGCCGATATACTACGGGTAACGAATCGGCGCAGGGTCAGATGATGCAAGCGTTGGGGATGATGGGCGACCTCGGCGGACAGCAGGGGACGCGCCAACAGAACCTGCTCGGCATGGGGGCGGACCTCGGCCAAGCCCAGGCGAACCTTCCCCTCAACCTCGCCAACTCAATGTATGCCGGGTCCAACGCTATCTACGGACAGCAACAGGGGACGGCCAACCAGGGTAACGTGAACCCCTACGCGCAGTATGCGAACCAATGGGGCGGGACGGCGCAGAATGGTATCCCGCAGACCTACGACCAATCCGGGGCGTCAAGCCTTTTGGGGGGCATCGGTTCCCTTCTCCCGTGGCTGGAAAAGCTGTTCGGTAAAAGTTCCACCTCTGGAGGCTCTACTTCAGGCACCGGATATTACGACCAAGATTATAACTGGATTCCCGGTTACAAATAGGAGGCGGCCATGCCAAGTTACAGAGGAATGAGCTACCTCCCTGATATGGGGGGCGGCCAAAACCAAAACCCATTCTACAACCCCTACTCCTCTAAGCCAGATTACTTTGGGGGTATCGCCGCCACCATACAGAATTACATGATGGCGAAGCAGGAACAAGAGGACCGCCAACTAAAGATGCAACAGGCGGAGATGTTACGCCAGCAACAGTCCCAACAGCAAGCCATCGAGAATGAGTTGAAGCGGGCGCAGATTGAGAAACTTTTGCGTCCGGTGGCCCCAGATGAACCGGACTTTATCAAACAGGCCAGGGCATATTCCACCTACTCCGGTATGCCATTTGAGGAGGCGGTAAAGAAATTCGCCCCATTCAAGGATACCGAGAATACCCCCTCACCTACGACATATGATAAGCAAACTGGGGCCGCCGCTAAGGCGCTTAAAGAGGGCCGCATTACCCAGGCTCAATACGATGCCATAGAGATGGGTATGCCAGACCCGGCATCCTCCGATGTCGCCGGAGACAAGGAACTAAAGACCTATGATGCCGACGTTGCTGGCGACGAGAAGCGTATTAATCTGGCTATCCGTAAATACGATGGAGAGATAACGAAACTAGATGCTAAGGTGAGGAAGGCCGAGGGGCAACTAGCAGAGGTCGATAACGACGCAAGCCTAGACGATAAAGCCAAGGAACCAAAAAAGAAGTTCTATGAAGCCGAACTAATGGCGGCCAAGAACGAATTGGATAATCTTAACCGGATGAAAGAACATCTGGTTTCCATTGGGGAATCGGTTGGCCTGGGCCAGAGACTAAGCAATAAGCAACGGGCGGAACTGATGGCCGCGATTGCCGGTACTGGTGAGGCCAAGAAGAACCCGGAGTTCTTCCGTGGCTCCGATTATCAGGGGTTTGCCAAGGGATTAAATGAGTCCGTCGCCAAGGATGTCGCCGCCGAGGGGCCTGTTGCTACACCTCCGACCCCTCGCGCCGGAACCCCAAGGGGAACGCGCCAACAGAACAAGCGAACGGGCGAGTGGTGGTCATGGGACGGAAATATGTGGAATAAGGTTAGGTAATATGTCTCCGCAACAGGACGAGTGGGGTCCGTTAATCCCACCGGCACAGGGGGCCACGGCATCATCCGAAACGGATGAATGGGGTCCGCTGGTGGTCCCTCCGTCCGCGCCAAAATCAAAGTGGGAACAGGCGAAGGAATTACTTGCCGGGATGGAAGCGGCGGGGACGTTGCCCCGTGTCGGAATGTGGGGAGATACCGGACAGGCTACCAATCGCTCCAAGACCATTGATGAGGCGGGGGGAACGGTCCCCTACCTAAAGCAAATGTTTTCTGGCGATAACCTAGCCACGACGGGGAAGAACCTGGTTACTGCGGCCAAGAACCTTCCTCAAGGATTAGTGGGTATGATCGGGGGCCTAGCGACAATCGGCCCCAAATTGGCGGCCAGGGCTACCGGCCTTAATGCTCCTGGCGATGCGCCACCCGGAGGAGATTCTCCGTCTACTCCGGTTGGAATCCTTGAGCAATTGCGCCAGGATATATCCCCGGCCATAGACCTTGCCACGTTCGTGCCAAAGCTCATGGAGGAGTGGGCGCGTGACCCGGCTACGGCCATGCGGGAACGGGGCATGGATACGGTATTGTCCGTCCTGGGCGGGCGGCTTGGAAAGGGAATCCACAAGTTTGCGGCCCAATGGAAGGCCGGGTTCCTGTCCGATGCAGGACTAGCTAAGGCTTTTGGAGAAACATTCAACGAAACAAATAGTGGCGTAGCGGCCAGCATGAACGTCCCCGGACTTCCAGTTCACGTGGGTTCTAAAATAGGTGAACCACAAACCGGGTTCCGCATGACCCCGGAAGGGGTTGGCATATCTACGCGCCCGGTTCCGCAGGGGCTACTCCAAGAGGGACTAGACCTACAATCTGCCGGTAGGGCCGGGACGATGGATACCGCGCTACCAGTTCCCCCTGCTATGCCAGCCCCCCCCGCGCCAACAAAGATGTTTAAGGCCGCGCAACCGCCGGATGCCTTTGCTGAATTGGCGAAGGCGCACCCCAAGGAGTTCCCTGGTTGGATGCGCGATAGGGAGAAGTTGGCGAAGCGGCTAGAGAAAGAGGCCCCCGGTCCTATCAAGTCTCGCGTTGACATGAGCATGGAGGAGCGGGCCGTCATGGACGCCATCGCGGACACGGCGCAGAATGAGATGAACATGGCGCGTGCCGCACTCCCCGATAAACTCCGGGCATACATGGATGATGTCGTGAGGGCGCGTGAACTTGAGGCGGCTAATCGTATAGTCCCGTATCCCGAGGCCGCGCCGAAGGTCGAACCCGTTGAGCCAGTAGCCACGGCGAAACATCCGTGGGAGATGACGAAAAAAGATTTCGTTCGGGACCATCACGTTGGTATTGCCAATAACGAACTGGCCGGTCCCACCCCAAACAAATACAAGCCCGGTGACATGGCGATAGACCATTACGAGACAAATCCACATATATATGAGTTTCAGTATATTGACCCCAAGGAAATAGACTTTAGCCTAGAGGGACAGGCAAGGGACCACGTAGTTGGGATGACCTCTACGCAAAAGTATATCGAATGGATGAAGGCCGGAATTGAGCCGCCGCCCATTGACGTTGTGATACGGGCCGATACCGGAAAACTCATGGCCTCTAATCGCAGAAGGATTGTTGCGGCGCAAGAAGCAGGAGTGGCCCGCATCCCGGCCTTTGTAGAAATCGGTCGTCATCAGGACATCATTAAGAAGGCCCTTTCCGAAGGCAAGCCCGTTCCCCCAGAAGTCCTGGCCGAATATCCCGACCTTGCGGCCAAAGTTGCGCCTACCACAGAATACAAGTACGCTGGCCTCAAGCCGGGTAAGGACGACATACAATACTTGGGCGGGTTAGCTGGCGGGGCCGCCCATGCGGGAGAAGGGGGATGGTCGCCAGAGGCTATCGCCCGCGCCAAGACGACCAAGTTCTTTATGTTGGACAAGGGAACGGGGAAGATACGCCCCTTGGTAGGCGTGGACGCGATAGATATTATGCCTGGGCCGGGTGAGATAAAGCTACAGTCTAAGGCGGGCAAGGCCGGGTATGAGGTGGCGGGGATTGGAGAAGCCGCGCCCCTTGGCCTTGGCCTAAAGACCGTAACCCCCGAATCAATGTCTCCCGCTCAACGGGCCATGTATGATAAATACATGGCGGGGAAGGGTGGCGCTAAGGCTACGCCAGAAACTAACCTTACTGGCGTAGCGACCATCGCCAAGGCTACCGGGAAGTATGCCCCGGCAGTTGCATCGCCGGAGACAGCCATTGTTCCCGACCACGTTCAGACCATTATGACCGCTATTAAAGAGGCCAGACCGTTGCGCCGTCAGCAGGAAGCCATATACAGCGCCGAGCGCAGTAACCGGCTAGGGGCCGCCATGAAGGCCGGTGAGCAGATACCCGGAGAAGCCGGTTTCCATGCTCAACTCAAGGCACTCAAGGGACCGATGGATAAGGTTGAGTTTGAGTCCATTCGCAATAAGATATCGCAGGAAAACATAGATGCCGCCTTCAAGCACATTGAAGGAAGCCAAGCTGTTTCTGGATTTGATAAAATCAGGGCCAAGGAAGGGCTGGCGAAGCTACTTGGAGAGCGTGGCGGTGGGGTTCCACAACCCGGAGAACTGAAATTATTGTCCGATGTTTTCGGCAAGGAATTTGTAGATACCATTGTCGAGAAGGCCCCTCTGTTTCAAAAAATGAAGGGCCTTGGAATGGAACTCGCCAATGTTCCGCGTTCATTAATGGCATCGCTCGACCTTTCGTTCGGTCTAAGGCAAGGCGTTATGTTGGCGGCTAGGCACCCGTCCTTGTTCGCTAGGTCATTCGTCAAACAGTTCAAGTGGTTTGCCAGCGAGAAGGCACTCAAGGCGTCCATGGCTGAAATTAAATCAAGGCCAAACTATCCGCTTATGCAAGAATCTAGGCTGGCCCTGACAGACCTTGGAAAAGAATTGAGGGGACGAGAGGAACCGTTCCAGGCCCCCATCGCAGAGAAAATCCCCATCTTGGGGGGCATAGTTAGGGGTTCGACTAGGGCCTATACTGGATTCGCCAATAAACTACGGGCCGATGTTTTTGATTATCTGATAAAAAAAGCAGAGGACATGGGGAGAAGCCCTGGTAGCGACCCGAAGCTGGCCAGGGATATTGCCACGGTTGTTAATACCGCATCGGGTCGAGGGAAACTGGGAACGTCCATGGAAAGGGCCGCCCCGCTCCTGAACGCCACCTTCTTTTCTCCCAGACTCATGGCGTCAAGGCTACAAACCCTCAATCCCGCATACTATATTAAACTGGATAAGTTTGCCAGGATAGAGGCCCTAAAAACCTTGGCCTCTTTTGCCGGGGCCGGGACAACCATATTGGGATTGGCGAAATTGTCTGGGGCAAAGGTAGGGACGGATTGGAGGAGTTCCGATTTCGGGAAGATTAAGATTGGCAATACCCGCATTGATATATGGGGCGGGTTCTCGCAGTATGCTAGGCTTGCGGGACAGTTGATTACCGGAGAAGTTATAAGTTCTACCACCGGGAAGAAGATGACATTGGGAGAGGGATATAAGCCGTTAACTCGGCTTGATATCTTACAAAGATTCGCGGAATACAAAACCGCACCTGCCGTTTCTTTCGCCCTTGGGCTGTTAAAGGGACAGGGATTTTCCGGGGAAAAGTATAATCTTGGAAGCGAAGTCGCCAAGCGATTCATCCCCATGATTATTTCCGACATGATAGACCTGTATAAAGAAGACCCCGAATCAATCCCCCTAAGCGCACTTGGTGTATTCGGCGTTGGCCTTCAGACCTATGCCCAAAAGCCACCCAAGAAATCGTCGGGGTGGTAATATGCTAGACGGTAAGACCCATTCCAAGCGGTTCCTTATGTCGCTCATAGGGTATGTGGGGACGATGGCGGCGGCGTTACTGAAGAACTGGCTACCGGGGGTGGATACGAGCTTGGTTATCACGGCGGCGG